TGAGTTTGTAGTAGTTCTCATTTTGTTCCTCAGTTACTGTTTGTATTCTACATGTCCCGTCAACATGTATGATAGAAGGTATCTTTTCTTCAACACCTTCTTGACACTTAACAGCATACATCATGTAAGGAGTGTCTTCCATGTCAACTAAATCAAACCACTCATGTACATGCTCTGCCAAAATAGAACCTGCAAATGGTCTGAAGTATTCACGATGCTTAACCTTGTTAACAATATCTTTTCCTTTAGGATCACGAGGATCATATAGAATAGATCTGTTACCAAGAGCACGAGGACCAGACTCAGATCTACCTTGGAATAATGAAACGATATTCTTATTCAAGATAAGATCTACAACATCCTTATCATTAGCATCAGTTATCTCTGCATTATATTTCTCAGCAACTGATTCAACATCATCCAATTTATAATTATAATCTATTCCAAGATACAACCCACTATAATCTTTAACCTCTTCATTCTTACTCACTTTATGATACCAATAAAGAGCAGCACCTAATGCAGTACCAGCATCACTAGAGATAGGTTCAACATATAAATTAATACCTTCATCCTCTAACTGTTGCTTATAATAATAGTTAGCCACACAATTCAATCCATATCCACCAGAAATTACAACATTATTATTAGATGTAGTAGCAACAGCAAGTCTAATCATCTCAACCATCTTCTCCTGAGATGCTGTCTGTACAGCATAAGCCATGTCTCTACGATTCTGTAACCTAGAGAGGTCAGACTGTTCAATGTCTGGTGGTGCTTGCCATGATGAATCAAGACCTTCATTAACAATACCAGAGTTAGGATAGTATGGTATGAATATATTAGGATTCACATGTCTATAATCACCATCACCTTCTGGAGAAAATATTGGTCCCATAGATTCATTAGGTTTACCGTATGGAAATAATCCCATAGTTTTACCTGCTTCTATCCCCCTAAAACCACAGTACATAGTGACTGCTTCATATGCTTTCACAATACCACATGTCTGATCAATAACAATTAAAGATGATCCTTTATCATCAGGATCAATCAAGGAGTTATCAAACTCACCATCCACCTGCCTTACAGTAGGACCATTACCACCAACATGTTTAAAGAGACAACTAATATCAGATGGATAATCACATCCGTATATACTTTCTACCTCCCAAAATGTTTGTTGCTTATTAAAAGATCCAAATCTAAAAGCAGATCCTGCACCATCAACAATAAGAGCAACTGCAGTATCAAATCCAGAACGATAGAATGCTGCAGCAGCATGAAGTTTGTGATGGATAAGACTAAGATCTTTTACCTGAGGATGTTCACCACCATGAAGTATATTCTGATAAGCAACATCCCTATCAATCAATCCAAGTTTTCTAGCCCAACCTGTATAGACATCTTCAATACTATACTCTAGTTCACCAGCAGTCTCTTTAAGATTTTGTGTATGAGCAACCAAAAGAACATCAAGTTGATCCTCTCCAATGTGCTCCTTCATCTTCATCATAGAAGCAAGAGGAGCACCATCATATTTTTGTCTTGTAAGTCTTTCTTCTTCAATAGCAAATTCAATTTTGCCATCCTTTAAAAGACAACACCCTCCATTATGTCCACGGGTGATTGCACCAATCCATTGTGTCATTTACCAAACCCTCTATTAAGTTGTGGAGTATTATCACAGCATTTAGAAGGTTGCTGTTCCTCTTCTAGTTTTAAATTACCAGAGTAAGCCTTAGACTTACCAAGTCTCTTTCTACAACTAGTGATTACTTCTTTAACATTTTCACCACTCATCTTCATACATTCATCGTTCATCATATCCTGATAGTCTTCTGCTGTCAACCTAATAGGTTGAAAGACTCGCTTACCCTTACCAATATCAATGATATCAAAGTTAGGATCATCTGGATATGAAATATTTTCAGGGAATGTAGCACCAATAACAGTAGTTACTGTAGTACCAACAGACTTAGCAATATGTTGTCCAACACTATCACATCCTAAGAAATGATCTGCACACTCAATGATACCTGCCCATACTCTAATGTCTGCCTGTGGCCAAGCACATGGAATCTGATTTGAGTCAGGTGGATCAACAACAAACTGAAACTCAGACATGATGATGACAGCATAATCCTTTCTCAAGTTATTAATTATTTCTACAATTTCTCTTTGATGAAAACTCCTTGAACTCTGATCAATAATATATTCTCCCTGTACCTCTGCACCTCTACCAAAAGGTTGAACAACTATTACCTTATCCTTTTTCGTCTTTGCTTTAACTTGTTCTACAAGATTAATAGCATTGATTGCTTCGGTCTTAGATAATTTAATCTTTGGAACATCAAGTTCTCTGGGTTCATCCAACCCATTGATTTCCATGTCATATGCTTGAGCTATATTACATTTCTGATTATAATAATGCCACCTCCTATAAGGTTCAGGTGTCATACAATCTCTATGTTTTATCTTATCTTCAAATAGATTCTTATGCCAATGATCATATGCAAACTTATCCAGAACAGGATGACCTTTAAAGAAATTCATCCCTCCTTCTGCTACGATAACAAAATCGTCATGGGTTTCAGCATACTTCTCTAGTGCAGGAATAGAAGCAATTACTCTACCAGCACCACCATTAATAAAAAATACTTTAGATCTCATAATAGTTATTCGATAATTTATATAGTCACATAAAAAGAACTTGTGCTATACGATCATGATCGGTAAACATCCTTTCATCCATCCACTGCATGTGCAATGTCTCTGATTCATACACAACGCATCTATTATACACCATTTCCAAACCCAAAACAACCTCCCAACTACCTGAGTCAATAGGATCATCTATCATATCAGGTTCTGGTGTAGTCTGTGACCCATGCCAAGAGTATAAGTTAGTTCCACCTTGACATTCTTCTGGGGTATTTAAATATATCACCACACCAAAATGATTATCAAAGCAATCTTGATGAGGAAATATACTATGATCATAAGAAGATTGATTAAGTATATTAACCATGAAACCTTGTTCTCTCCAATTAGCATCCCAATAATGATAATTGATTGGTCTACGCCACAGAGGTTCTCTAGATATACTAGTAAAAAATGGTTTTAAATTTTGAATTCTTTTATCATATTCAAACACTCTCCATCCTGGGAATGCAGATAAAAGATCAGGGTTCTCCTGAGGACTATATCTTTTAGATGACAATGCATACTCTCGTACCTCATCAGGATTCTTATAGAAATTGTCAATGATTAATGCATTTCTATTTTCCTTACCTATCTTAGATACTAAGGTAATTTCAGGATCATTTATCTCGAACATATATATTCCCCGAAACAGATACTCTCTCTATATTAGGAGTCTTAAATGGTATAACCATATGCTCCAACCAAGAAGGAAATATAAAAATATCTCCTGCCTTTGGTATGTAAAACCTCATAGGTGAAAGCATATCCTTTTCTTCACCATATCTAAAGACAATTGATCCTGGTTTAGGTCCACGATTATTCCACTGATAATATTCTTGTGGTATTTCCTCAGGAACATCCAAATATAATACAAAACTCAGCAATCCAGTATGATTGTGTAGTGGATTAAAATCATTAGCTTTCTGATAGTTTACCCACAACTCTCTAATATCCCAATCAAATGGTTCAAATTTACCACCAGAGTATTCTATAAATGATTTTAAATATGTAATTACCCAAGGAGTTAATACTTCTTGCACCCATTCCCTATCATTATCCTTAAAAGTCCACTCATCTGTCATGATAGCAGCTAACTTATGTGATGAGTTCTGTTTCTCAACACCTCTAACTGTTGCTGCTCTCTTAGATATCTCTTCTATAATAGAAGGAAGTAATTCACTTTGCCATAAATATGGTCCCCAAGTAGCTACTTGATGCTGTATCTCCTTGGGGACAAATTGTTTTTCCATGTTTAAAATCCTATAGGTCAAAAAAATTCTGGGAAAAATTTTCCCAGAATCTTGTAACTAAAAAGTCAATTTTGTTTTAGCTAGGTGCGTTATTTAACTTTGCGTTATCAGTGTTCGGATCTGTTGGCAACAAATCTCCATTGATGTCACCACCAACAGCAGGGATAACTCCAAATGTTTTACCTGCAGCTACTTGATCTGGATCCATTGGCCATACGATCAAGTGTGTAGCAGTACCAATACCTGCCCAATCAGCAGGAAGATCTCTTAATCTCTGACGATATACTTTCCAAGGTGCAATAACTGACTCTGGGGTATCTGGTGCAGCAACTCTACCATCACACTCATCGAGCATTTGATTTCTTGTTGCTCTTACCCAATCCCATCCAAACATTACACCTTCTGTACTAATACCAGTAGGATCACCATCATGATTGAATGCACCGTTCGACCAAGTACTTGTGGCAGTATCATAATAGAATGATCTCTGATCAAATGTCTCTTGGAAGTCATGTGGATCTGCAATAGATGGGTTATCTACATCAGAAGGTCCAACATCAACTATGATTCTAGCACCTGGATATTTCTGTCCCCATAATGCTAAAGCATGAAGAGGATATTTATTACAATCTAACATAACCTGAACACAATCAAGAGGGCAGGGTTTCTCTGCGTCTTTAGAGTCAGGATCAACTGTCCTTTCGCATTGTGCTGGATCAGCACCAACCAACCATTCAGTTAATAACTGTTCTGGTCCTTCATAGGTTGCTATACCAACGGTTGTTGATGATTGTTCTTGTCCTAGCCACTCCGTTGAGCAAGGAAAGATAACTGTCTTAGTAATTTGTGCCATGTTTTGTTCAGGTTTGCTCCCTCATCTGTTATTTATATTATGACCAATAGGTTACCACGACCATTCCACCTTGTCCAAATCCTCCCCAACAGCAGGATCCATCAGTATATGGTGAGTGTCCACCGCCACCAGGGAATAGTGAATGTCCTCTGCAGCATCCTTGTGTTACACCATGAGAGCAGTTGTCCACATTAGCAGTGTCAGCACCTCTACCCCAAGGACCAGATGCACCAGATGACCATGACCATGCTGAACCACGGCAGTACTGATTATTTCTTCTTCCTGGAGATGTTCCTCTGATACCAAAGTCTGCACCGTACCAGCAAGCAGTAGTACCCCAACATCTGCAGCACTGCCAAGTAGAACTACAAGAGTAGCAACCACCAGAGCACTGATGCCAACCCCATGCTCCACCAACAGCACAGAAGTTACTTAAAGTACCACCATTAACATATGATGTACATCCTCGTCTACCACAACATCCATATCCTGTATTAAATCCACAACATGAACACTGACTAGAACCACCAGCACATATAGTATATGCAGTACTTCCAGCAGTAAAGTCTCCTTTGTGTGCAAACTGTGTCTTAACAGCATAAGCACCACCTCCACCACCAGGACCATTGTGACAGCAAGCAGATATACTACCCGATCCACCACCAGCAGTCAGTTCAAACCTAACAGTGAGTGCCTTACCTGGAACCGTCCAGTATAAGCAGCAACCTCCGTTGGCATGATCCCAATAGTTGCTATTACAAATATAGAACTGACAAGTAACAGCAGTTGAGAAACCACTAACCTGCGCTGGTCCTAACGAGTTGGCAGCAACTGCCAACCCTCCATTAATTTGTTTATAACTTTGATAATCAGCCATTGCCTATGCCTTGTGGTGTAATAGTATTTAGAAAAATATAACAAAAAGGGAGTGTACCACTCCCATCAGCAAGAATTAGATGGTGATAATTCTCCATCCTTGTGATCCATCAAAGAAGACCATTTCAAATGCTGCACCTTCAGTTGTGACTGTTAGGTCAGCGTTGTCTCCCATAATTGGATTACCGTTTCTACCAACCGTTAATGAGTTTGAATCAAATGTCTTATGTGAGTCAAAGATTCTTACACTGTCACCCTTAACAGGAGATGCAGGTAAAGTAACTGTGAATGAACCACCAGATGTGTTAGCGAAACACTGTTGCTTGTTAGCTAGAGTAACATTAGATGTTGAAGTTACATTAGCGTAAGCACCTAGAGGCAACCAGTCTGAACCGTTATAGAATTCTAGTCCGTTTGCATCAGTGTCGTAGCGAAGACCACCTTCAAAGAGGTCACCACCAGTAGGTCTACCAGATTGAGGACCACGAGGAGGAACGATGATACCAGAAGTAGCATCCATTCTTGCTCGTGTTAAGAATCCACGAACTGCTTTCTCAGTAGGACATGCAGAGTTAGAGTCTCCACCCATTGTTTCATCAGAGGAGAACTCACTAATAGATTCACCAATCTGACCACCAATAGCACCCAGTTTCAATTCTGTCAAACCAGAAAGGTTGAATGCGGAAGCGTCCAAGGTAGCAGCACCAGTTAACTGGTTAACTGAGAAGTATTCACCAACCCTGAAGTTACCTCCTTGGTCAGTAGATACAAAGTAAATTCTACCAGGTGCGACTATGTTAGTCTCTTGACCTTGAGCAGCACTGTTCTCATCTACATTTGGATAGTTTGTAGTAGTTGTATTACCTGTACCAATCAATAGGAAGTCATGACCTGTTAGACGAATCTTGGAGAACTTACTTCTCATTGCGACTCGCTGATCATCCATACCTATAGTAGGTGAGTTAGCTTTACCAGGTGCGATGTTAATTGTTGCTCTACCATCACCAAGAGTGATAGCTTCAACTGAAGTCTTACCAACACCACCACCACCGATGTATGTATGGATACCTGTAAAGGTTGATGGTACATTCTCAGTAGCACTGTTCTTATCGTTCAATACCTGAACTGAGAAGAATGTATTACCAACTCCAGAAATCTGAAGTGGAATGTCAGCAGCAGGGTCAGTTACCCTTGGGTAAGCAGCAGATCCACCACCACCTACATTACACTCGAAGTGGAGTGATCCAGTTTTAATTCTTATAAAGTCACCAAACTCTAGGTTATGATTAGTAGTCGTAAAGACTGTCATAATACCAGTCTGAGGTGTATACTGTGCGTCGTATACATCTGCCTTAGTTGGTTCCTGATAGTTAGAAGATGTTCTAACAATGTAAGAGTTGCTATCAGAGAATCCCATACCAGTGGTAGAGAATCCAAGAGCATCACCAACAGTTAGAGAGGTTGTTAAACCTGTCAACTCCATCAAGATACCTTTCTGTCCTTGAACAGCATTTGAAGCTGAAGCAATCTTAGACCATGCAGTACCACCTGAACCAACAGAATCAAATTCTATTGCTTCACCAGGTTTGAATACTGTAGTACCAATACCGATTGCACCGTTAGGTGTTACAGTAGGATCGCTTGATGTGTTACCAAATCCAACAAAGTACTTGAAGTAAATTGAGTCACTAGATGACTGGTCGTTAGTTAATGTAGCACGAGCACCTGACTCAGTACCACGAATCGTAGCACCAACAGCAACTGTACCAACTGTATTACCAGGAAGCAACTCCATCTTGTCACCGTAGATCTTACCAGGTCTCGCTACCTCATGGGTAGAGAATCCAACTGCAAGAGCACCGTAAGTACCATAAGAGTTGTTACTTGATAGAGAACGAATCTCTGAACCAGTGTCTGAAATGTAACCGTATGCACAGTAGTAAGTGAAACAGGATACAATCTCAGCAACAGCGTCATCTTCTAAGTAGATTCCGACACCACCTGACATAACATTGGTGAAGGAGTCAAACACCATTGACTTGTAACCCTTACCTTCAGGGTTCTTATGGTGTACACCACCTTCTAAGTAAACACCGATAGCACCACCATGACCAGTACCATCAGTAGTATTGTGACCGAAGCATGTGCAGTCCTTAATATATGCAGATCTCTTAATAACTGACTCATCAGGGTTGAATCTTAGGTAGACACCACATGCAGTAGTACCAACACCAACCTTGTTCTGCATCTTAGCAGTGTTGAATGGATCGTTTACATCGTAATCGAATCCTTCCATACCACGCATCGTGATACCCTGTACAGTTACAGCGTCAGATACGAAGAACATTGTCGAACGACTGTTAGGTGTGACACCATCGTTGGATAATCCTTCAGCAGGTCTAATAGTAGAACCTCTAAGAACATCACCAGCAATACAGAAGTTCTTACCAAGTGTCATTGGTAACTGCTCATCGAATCTACCAGCAGATAGCTTCAAGATAACAGGAGCAGCGTTTGTTACTGTACCACCAGACACATAGGTGTGTTCATAGGTTGAGACACCAACCATTGCACTGAATGTATTACTATCAATAACTTCTTCAACACCGAAGAAGAAGTCTCCAGTCTTACCATTCGGGAAGACAGATGATGGACCTAAACCAGAGTCACAAGTGAACGCTAGTCCAACTAACTTAACTTCCTGTCCTGCATATAATCCATGACCAGCAGCAGTGATAGTACAAATACCAGTAGGACCATCATAGATAGCACCAGTTATATCATACTTTGGATTAGTTGATGTTGTTGCATAAGCAATAGTTTTAAATGCAGCATCAGGAGACTCACCAGAGTTAGTGTCTTGTCCCAACTCAGGGTCAACATAATATGTCTTAGTTAATTTACCAGTATATTGCCACTCAGCTTCGTTAGTATTACCTGCCTTCAAGAATGTACCAGCAGTACCAATACCAAGTCTTGTTGGACCAGTTGCATTCCTAGTTAATAGGTCACCCTTAGTTGTTAAGAGTGCTGCACTATCTCCAATAGCAAATGCTTGCCAGCAGTTGACTGATGTTCCAGGTTCTACATTAATATTGGTAGAAGCAACTGAAATGTATGCTGAAGATTGATACTCAGCGATGTCACCAATCTCATAGACTGTTGTAGTGGTGTAAGCACCAGTCCAACTAAATCCTCTATTTAATAATGCCCAACCATTAACACCACTATCAATTGTAGTGCTACCGATACCAGTTGGTCTATTATTAGGTTCAATCTTTAATATGTCAGCTTGATAGGTGTTACCACCAAATCTTACAATCTGACCTTTAGAATATGCATTACCTGATGCCCAAGCATCTTGTCCACCTGTACCTATACCAAGGTTAAGGAATGACCAATCATCCTCACTCTCGTTAGGCTGCTTAACTCTGGGGTTAGAACTTATAGCAACATAAGTAGACCCTTTCCACTCAACAATATCTCCTCTCTGATATCTTTCAGAAGCAATGTATGCTCCTTTATTCTCATACCCTGCAGAAATAGGGCTAAAGTTTTGCTCTGGTGGGAAGAATGCATCCGAACCAGCGACCTGACCATCTACACTTACTATCCAATCAGTAGGTGTCTCGAAGGAAGCAGTACAACGATATTCCCTTGGACCAAAGGTAACAACATCGTTAACACCATAGTATGTCGAAGTACTAAATGCTCCTCTAAAATTAAGACCTTCTTGGAATAGCTTCCAATTAGCAGGTAGATCTACACCTTCAAAAGAACTTGATAAACCAGATGAAGTGTGCTGGTTTGTACAGATGTACATGTTACCGCCTTCTTTGACGATATCATCTACAACATATGCAGTTGAAGCAGTCCAGTCTCCTTTGGATTCAAAACCACCTGTATGAAGTTGCCAATTGGCAGCATCAAGAGTAAAATTAGCCGCTAGGGCTTGTGAGGTATGGTTACCTACGCAGACATATGAGTTCGCTCCAAACCTTACAAGGTCGTCGATGACATATGCAGTGGATGCTGTCCACTCATTACGCCAATTGAACTTCAGTCTACCAAGTCTAAATTCTGCCATTGTTTGAGATCTCTATACAGGTCCAGAGTATGTGTGGGATCCATTGACTTGAAGGACTAAGTATCCATCAGTGTCTAGGAAATAATTTATGTTACGCCTATCGTAACGAATCTGTTGATATTTATCCATCGGATGATTACTCTTGGATTTTTGTTCCGTGGTTTCTTCCACATAATCCTCGTAATCTCCAAAGCCTTCTACTTGAGTACCATCTAATCTAAATGGTTCAAAAGTTTCAGTTGTTGATGCAGTACTCACCTTAGTAAGATGTAGCATATCATCTGCGTCTCTCCTCAAAGCATACACATAGTATCCTTTCGAGTCCTTCGGTTGGAAGTGTGAGTTACTTAGTGAGAGTGCCATCAGCTAACAATGCTCCAATAAGATCCGTTCCATAAAAGCATAACAGTAATCGTAGAAACATCTAAAATTAGAGGGGGATCCTCTATATTTCCGATTGCATCACGAAATTTATTCACAGAGTCAGTTATAATAACATTATTTATGTGCCATGTGTTTGCTGCATCATGGAGTTCGATACTATCTCCTACCGATAATCCAACGGTGGGCATCGAGAAAGTTAATTCTGCGGAAGATGTATCAATAACATATCTTTTATTAACAACGAAAGCAGCATTAGCATTCTGATAATTCCAAACTGGAACAGCACCAGTAGCAGCAGATGCAACCGTCTCAATGTTATTACCATTTCTAATGTAGATCTTTTGGTCTACAATATTAATCGCCATCTCTCCGTCTTGGAGATCGGACAGACCTGGAATCTGTCCGATGGTAGTACTTCGTTTTGGCTTAATTGCGGTAGGCATTATCTAGGCACAGACGCTTCTAAGTTATTTATCGCCAAGCTATGTTAAAAGAAATTGAAATTCTAGTTCTATCAGTCTGATTCTGTTGAACCATGTGCGGTAGATGTGCTGGAAATATACACATCTGTCCTTCATGTGGTTCAAATCCATCATGAGTGCGCTTCTCAAGCATAGATCTACCAAAGACATCATAACATTCAAATTTAATTTCACTATCTTCTACAGTCTGTACCCAAAAAACTCCTGCAATTAAACATCCTGGATGAACATGAGTAACATTATAACAATTTTTATAATTAAAATTAAACCACATATTATCTAAAGACAACTGTTCAGCTTTGGGTAAAGCCAACTCATCATGTAAATATTCTTCCACCGTAATCATAATTTGCTCAGTTATCCTATTCAGAAAAGGAGCAAATGATTCTTCTAAGTAAAAATTATCTGGACTCTGATACCCACCTACATTACTTTTATCCTCTGTCTCATGACTATCCTTATACTTATCCAACCAATTAATAAGATCCTCTTTCCAAGATGGAAAAGTTTTATCCTCTGATATTAATATCTTGGTAGGGAATAACCATTCAGGTGGATATAATTTAATAGTCATTTGTAACTAAACAAAAAGTCATCCACGAATGACTCCGACTTATCCTTACCAAACTTTGCTGTTAGATATCCTCTAACAGGATCAAGCTCCGTCATGTAAGTATCAAAGTCATGATACACAGTAGTATCTTCTCCTTCTGGTTTATTATCATCTATCATCTCTCTATACTTTGACAGATAATATTTAAAGGTGGGTAAGTATGTATTAACTCCATCAGGTTTACAGTATCTTACAAATATATTCTCAGAGAAATGATTACCCATCTCAAAAAATCTATACTCACCAGTATCCTTTGGTAAAGTATCAACAGAGAACAAATACTTCTCTCTTGGATGTTGAAAATCAAATACAATAATAACTTTCTTCTCACTGAACTTCATTAAGTCCATACCAAAGCAAGGAAGATCAGCACCTGTCTTAGGATACAAGATATTATTATAGATATCAGATCTAGGATCCATAATAAGTGCTTCTCTTGCCTTAAGAAAATGAGGACCAGTACGAATGTCTGCCTTTAGAGTAGCACCCTTTGCTTCCCATTTTGCCCACTCTTCCTTTACTTCTAGTTCAGGAAAGGTATCATAGAGAGCATCAATATATCCTTGCCAAATAGTCATAACAAATCCCCCATTTTTTTGCGTTCAGTAACTAAGTGTCTGTAATCTTCATCAGGCATTCTATTTACATAGTAACCTTGATCTTCTAACATCATAGAACCTCTAATAGTATCACTAAGATGTTGGATTAATACTATAGAATATATGGGACTGTGACCATAGGTTTGTGATCCCCACAACAACCAGATATCTTTCTTCTGCACACTCATTAAACTATTTAAAGCATCAATAGCTCCTGACATCCATTCACTACTAATAAGAGAAGGATCATACAACGATGCAACAACAACAATATCATTATCCTTACGGTCAAAGGTTTCTAATTCATTACCAACCACAGACCAAAAATCATATGTCTCATTGTAATCATAGATTTTACATACCTTTATCCTATTCTTATCCCATGCTGACTTAGCAAAAGGACAAGTTCCACCAGTATATCCACCATCATTCTTGGTGTCTGGTTTTTGTAACTCATCTATCCACTTGGATAGGTAAGCATCAAAGTCATCTAATGGGTGCATTTAAAATACCATCTCGAATTGATCTAGCTGAAGGATTAGCATCGCATAATTTCTGCATCCAAATCCTTTCTTCTAAAGTAACCTCTATACCATCTGTAGTTATCATGCGACAACAAATGTCAGTTAGTTCTAGTCTGTAGTTAGTACTTAACATAGCGTTCATAAAGAGCGAAGTATCCACGAAGATAAGGTTCTTCATTACTATAGAAAAATGTATCCTTTAATAAGGAACAATCATATCCTATATCATAATAAAGATCATCCAATTCAGACTCCTTAAAACGATAAGGAGCATCGGGTTGATCAAAGAAAGGACTACATCTAATTTCATAAGGACTTAAAACTTTTAAAAGAATAACACTTTCATCATGAGTGATGCGATCAATCATATCAAAGTATCTTTCTCGTCTTTCATCTCGAATTAGATTGTGTATAAGTCCTCTGTCTATAACAAAGTCATACTTTTTATTCAACTTAGAATTTAGAGCATCATCAATAATAAAATTACCAATAAAATACTCCAAAGTATTTTGAATGTCCGTTCCCGTAACATTAAAACCTAATTGTTCTAAGTGATAGCATAAGGATCCATTACCACAACCAAGTTCTATTATAGAATAGTCCTTCTTGTTTGTAAATTTTTCAAAGAATTGTTTATAATCCTTATCAAATCCGTGGTAATCATATACATTCATATTTAAAATGCATTAAGTACCAGAGGTAAAAGATAATGTTCTGCCTGTTGAATTGCTCGTTGCAATGATTCAACAGTATCACCAGGAAGAATAGGTACTTCTTGTTGCTTTATTATAGCACCTGAGTCAAGGTACTCATTGACAAAATGAACTGTACATCCCGTCTCAGTTTCACCTGCTTTCATTGCTTGCTCTATAGCATGTAACCCCTTATACTTAGGCAACAAAGAAGGGTGAAGATTTATAATTCTTCCTGCAAACTCATCACAAAATTTCTTAGAAACAATTTTCATCCAACCTGCCATGACAATCATGTCTACTTGATATGCATTCATTAATGTAATGATATCATCTTCATCCTTACAATAACATGAAGGAATGTCTAATCGCTCTGCTCTCTTAGCAGCTTTAGCTTTCTTTTTATTGTACACCATGAGTACAACTTCGTGCTTCGGACATGAATGAACTATGTTCTCGAAGTTTGTTCCGTTGCCAGAACACATGACTCCTAATCTCATTAGTAATGATCCTCCAATCCTTCTACGGGTGTGGGTTTCCAATCCTTACCATAATATTTCTCTAGTATATTATGATGTGGAGCACGATCAAGTTGCTCTTGTGTGAAAGTAATCTTCTTAGGAGGTGGTGGTGGGAACAACTCTAGTTGTATACCATGTGCCTCCCAGAACCATTCTTCTGGATCTTCTCCTTTGATATGAGAGAAGCCATAAAAAGAACCATCATCTCTTTGATAAAGCATATGATGGTCGTGAGGATTAAGTAACAACATTTTAGATAATTTATCTGTTGGTTTGTAACCTATCTCCTCTTTAGTTAGTTTATTCAACTGGATACTCCCGACCTTCTAGATCGAAATAAGATTGTGGTGGAGGTTCAGGGTCATCATATGCTCCTTCCAACTTTGCTTTGTATTCACGCTCATCAAGAACCTCGTTAATAAGAATCTTTAATTCTTTAACTAACATGGGTGTCAATAACCTATCTGGTTTAACCATCATAGGTTTATGAGGTTGTGCTATTGGTTTAGGTTTCTTCCATAGTCCTGTCTTAGGATCTATTTCAGGTTCAGATGGAAGACTCATTCCCTGCGTATCTATTTTACTCATCTGTGAGGATTGTAAACATATAGAATAATTAATGCCGAAGCAATTGTTACGATAGTTATAAGAGTAATAAGATGAAGCATAAAAATTAATGAATTAATGTCATTATACCATAAAAAAGACCCCCTGCAATGAGGGGGTCGTATTCAGGTTCTCTTGGATCTATTCGAGGATCCCAGTAAAAGAACTTGAGTTGATGCAACCTAACATGCATCAGTGGTTTGTTTAACTTCATCCTTTTGGTGTCATCTTATATGCACCGAATGCACTAGCAGCAACTGCTGCAACGATGAATAGAACTTCCATTATTTATCCAACAGAAGGAGCAGTAAGTGCAACTTCAGTAGTCTCAGCAGCAGCTAAGTCAAGAGGGAAGTTATGAGCATTACGCTCATGCATTACTTCCATACCTAGGTTTGCTCTGT